GCTTTGATGTAAAGGGTATTGAGCTGGCTATTGTATGCTCTGGTACTTCTACTCCACGGCAAGACTTGCAACGAACAGGTCGAGCTATTAGATTTCAGGAGGGAAAGACCGGTGTAATTATTAATCTTTATCTGAAAGATACTCAAGATGAAAAATGGCTCAAAAAGCGGCAAAGCAAGTCCGCGAATGTCCAGTGGGTCCACTCCATTAAGGAGCTACTCACAAAGTGCAACGACTCTCTACTCAGAAATCCTATTGCTAGTTAAGTCTGGCAAGAGGAAGTGGGCCGACCAGCCCTGGCAGTTCCAGCTGTCACTGAGTGAAGAGTATAATTTAGAAGCTTCTCTAGAACATATTCAAGAGGAGCTGTTTGACGCGCGTAATGTAGAACAAGTAATTATGATGAAGAATGGTGTACCCGCTCGATAAGTACGTAGACGTACTGCTGAAGCTAGACATCAGCCCTATTCAAGTTTTGTTCTGCCAAATCATATATGAACGGCGACACGACCTGCTCTACAAGATTGCCCAAGAGGGACAGATATTCCCTAAAGAATACTTGGAGGATCTTGAAGTGAAAGGGTTTATTGTAGACACTAATCCTAGTGAAGACTCTAAGTATGCGGACTTCTATGAGGTTACCGATCTTTTTGTCAAAGCTTTCTATGCGGTGTCTACTACTGATGGGGAAGAGTTCTGGAAGACTTACCCCCCGTTCATAACGATTGACGGCAAAAAGATACCGGCTAAAGCAGTTAACAAAGAAGAACTGGTGAGGTGGTATCACAAACACGTTGGTAGTGTGCACGACCACAGCAAAGTCATGAAGGCTTTGAAGTTTGCAAAGGAACGTAAGCTTATAAGCATGCGTATCGACAAGTGGTTACAAGCAGAGTCCTTTGTAGACCTGTGGGATATGATGAAAGAAACACCTATAGAAGACTTGCCACATGATCGAATCATCTAAGCTACAGGTACGCCCTATGTCAGCAGTCGTAGAATCTACTCAGACTACGATTCACAACTATATGGATGGCAAAATCCCCGTGATGAAAACACGCTGGGATAAAGTCAACAAGATGCTGCTGGGTGGTATGCAGTTTGGGATGGTTTATGTAGTGGCTGGTGCATCAGGTCATGGCAAGAGTATGTTCTTGAATAACTTGCTCCGTGACTTTACTTCTACCGCTTACAATAAGTTTGATAAGCCGGTAAAGATTCTCCACTTCTCATTCGAGATGTCTGCAGAGATGGAGTTGATGCGTAGGCTTTCTTCTTTAGCCGAGGTACCGCTGGACCGTATGCTTCATGCAACGACAGCTCTCAACGATACAGAACGTGTGATGATTGAAGATAAGCTACGGCAGATTAACGAGCCGTCTATCTATTTCATCGAGCAGCCTGGCAACAGATTGCAGATAGCACAGACTGTATCAGAGTTTATCAAGACACATGGTGATTGTCACTACGTCATATGTCTAGACCACACTTTGCTAGTGACACCGATGCCTGGTGAGAACGAGATTCAAACCCTCGCTGAACTAGGTAAGATTAGTATCGAGATCCGTAAACGCTTTGGCGCTATGGTTCTTCTACTCTCTCAGCTCAATGATAAGATTGAGGGAGAGAAGAGACGTGATCCCGATTCACCTAATCTACATTACCCATTGAAGACTGATATCCATGGCAGTAAGCAGCTATACCACGCTGCAGATATTGTAATGGTAATCCATCAGCCTTCGCTATTGGGGCTAGAAGCGTACGGTAGGAAAAACCTGCCGACTAGAAATCTAGTAGCATTGCATTGCCTTAAAAACCGACACGGTCAGGCAGGCATTACGCTACTGAAAAACAATTTAAGACATGGAATCTTTGAAGACTGGGACAGTGGAGATACAGCAGCACGTCGCGACAACCCCTACGGTCTCTAAGAGTTTTCCTATTGGAACTATACTCGTAGAAGAATGGACTATGGAGACTGTTAAAAGCACTCAAGGAAAGAGTGGCAGCTTTGTAGTTTTAGGTAAACATAAAGCTCTAAAGTTCATAGGCGATGAGTACGTAAGTATCTCAGCGTTAAAGGATTATACTGCAAACTCTCATGAGATTGTAGTTGATGAACCGAAGCTTGTTTCGTATCTTAGGGAACGCGCTCAAAAGGTTTTGGGCGGAGTTATTCAAGAAATAGAAGAAGGAGTATTCGATGATTGAACCACAGAAAATCGTAGCGGCAGTATCGCCGCAGCGCTTGTTTATTTATGGCAAGCCCAAAGTGGGTAAGACTAGTGCAGTAGCACAGTTACCCAACCACTTGATTATCGACACCGAAGTCAAGGGTAACAACGGAGATCAACTCGTAGGCGGTACCTCATATTGTGAGGGAGCCACAAGCGTAGTGGTTGACGGACTACCTAAACTTAAAGAGTGCTTGACCTATCTCCAAGAGAAGCCAGGCACTCATGACTTTATCGTACTCGATACCATTGACCACATCGAGGCATGGGTTGGTGACGCTGTATGCAGAGCACATAGTGTTAAGCATATCGGTGACATCCCACATGGTAAAGGCTGGTCATTGATGCGTAATCAAGTCATCGCTATCGTCGAGCAGTTTGCCCGTGCATCTAAGCATATCATTATTGTAGGACATCAGAAAGATGGACACGATGATGAAGGCGTAGAGGTACAGAAGATTAACCTTACAGGTAAACTCAAGACTCATCTGTGTTCTATCATGGATGGTGTTGGACGTATCCTTCGTGAGGATGATAAGATTATGGTAGACTTTAGAACCGGAGTTAATACTGATGCAGGGTGTCGTGTCCCTACCCTTGCAGGTCAGTTGATTGAATTGAAGTGGGACACAGTATACCCTGATACAATTAAATAATGTACGGATTTGATGAACAGACAGGAGCTTCAAGCGGAGGCTCTCGTATCCCTGCAGGCATCACAGAGAATGTGAGCCTCAAAGATGTAGTGTATGAATCTCTTAAAGCCGATGGCACTGGAGACGATGTACTTAAGTTTCTATTTAGCGATGCAGCTAGCTCTAGCTTTACACACATCGAGTTTCCTATTGATGCTGACCGGCTGACCGAGCTTGCTAAAGGCTGGGGTAAGAGCCAAGCTGATGCAGAGTCCTATGTTAAGCAGCAGTTCGATGCACAAGGCGAGCGCATCAAGCACATTCTTTCATGCTTTATCCCTAAGGACAAGTGTGTATTCCGTGCAAAGAACTTCCAGGAGTTTGCAGACGGTGTAATCAAGATGCTTGGTGAGACTTATGTTGAGGTGCCGTGCCGTGTTAAGATTGTCTACAAGAAGAACAGTCAGTACACCACGTTCCCTAACCGTGCATTCAAGCCATTCATCCAGCCTATGCGTGAGCCTAACCGCTTGGTGATTGATCCTAAGTGGGACATCGTTGAAGCAGCTGCTCCTGACGCAAGCGGAGATACATGGTCTGATAACGAGAAAGCTACAGCTACTGCAGAAGACGCAGCTCCCTGGTAATGTATCAGCTCAAGCCTGACCTAAGTGCAGATTATATCCTAGGTGAGCTTAGTCAAGAGCAGATAATGCAGCACTATCTTAAGGTGCCCATTAAGCTTAAGACTAGGTTTCTTAGCCCTCTACGTGAGGATAAGAACCCGACCTGTGGATTCTTCTACAACAAAGAAGGCTCGCTGATATTCAAGGACTTTGCTGGATTTCTAAGCGGCGGTTGTTTCAAGATTGTAATGCATATCTACAACTGCTCCTTTCACGAGGCGCTAGAAATTATAGCAAATGACTTCGGATTGATTGACGGGGTGCGGGTAGAACGAAAGGACTATCCGCACCTCGTTACTTTCCAACGCAGAGAAACTGTTATACAAATTAAGAGACGACCCTTTAACGATGAAGACCGTGAGTACTGGACTCAGTTCGGCATCAGTAAAGCAACCCTCTTACATTTCCATGTGCCACCTTTGGAGGCAGCATGGTTGAACGGCAAGTGTATCTATTCCTATAGGAAAGGTGACCCTGCATATGCATATGACTTTGGGGATGATCAATACAAGATCTATTTCCCCAAACGTAAAACCAATAGGTTTATGTGCAACTGCAGTATCGTTCAAGGATACCAGGTACCGCGTGATATTAGCAAGGGCGTTATCATTACTAAGAGTATGAAAGATGTCATGGTGCTGCATGAGTTTGGCTTTACAGCTTTCGCACCACAATCAGAGACGGTATACCCTGACCCTGAGTGGATTGCAAGTTTGCTTGAGGAAGCTCCGATAGTTAAAAGTCTCTATGACTTTGACCGTGCCGGTGTAACCATGGCGAACTACATGCGGAAGAAGTATGGCATCGAACCTATGTTTCTAACCGATGGTAGATTCGGCAGCATCGACTATAAGGCTAAGGATATAAGCGACTTAGTACAGATGCACGGTCGAAGCAAGGTAGATAAACACATATCTTTATGGTATGGCACATATCGTGACGATTACGATTCCGGAGTTCATCACTCACGTAAAGATGAGCAACCGGAGACGACCGACTTACTACACTAGTAAAGATAAGATTCCAAAGAAGTACCAAGATCCTACCTTCGGGTTTGACCGCAAGGGTAGGCTATGTACTAACGATGGACAACCGATCATTCGTAACGCGAGGAGTGTAAACACCCCGCGTATGAAGAAGATTAACGGGCAAGACTTTTACGCTGGCAATACAAGGCCAGTCATGCGAGTCAAAGTCGTTAATGCAATCAAGGATGCATTCCGCCCTTACCTTAGGAAGGTTCGGAAGATTCCTAAAGACCAGTTTCCAATTCAAATTAGTTGTGCCATGTTTGATTTACCTGGTAAAGCTGACTGGGACTTAGATAACAAATGGATTTACCTCAAGGTATTCCAAGATCTAATTGTCAATGAGAAGCTCATACCTGATGACAACATCAAGTATGTAAGCAAAGCAGCAAGTATGGAATTCTTTCCTATCACAGACGAGAAGGATAGAAAGCTAATCTTTACCATTACATCAGACACGAGAAAGCACACGACTTTCTATGTATGATTCATATTTCCGCGAAGGTAGTAGACGGGCGTATCGTCCCCTACGAAGACCTTCAGTTTCACAACGAGCTACGTAAGCTCGAAGGACATGATGTAGCAATCACTGTCCAATCAATACGTATACGTAGCAATCCTCAGAATAGATACTACTGGGGCACATTGCTGTACATGATTCGAGAAGAACTTGAATCATCCGGGTACCAAGCAGGAGACTTAGTCACTGGTAGAACCGGCAATCTAACACGCGATATCGTCCATGAAGTGATGAAAGAACTCTTCGCTAAAGAAGAACTCTACCATCCTGAAACAGGACGCGTTATCGCACTGACCAAGAAGTCCACTAAGGATATGTCTACCAAAGAGTTTAAGCTCTACATAGACAACATCCGACAGTGGGCTGTCGAGAATCTGAGTCTGGATATACCAGACCCTTCACACCTTTATTCCATATAAAATGGGCAAGTTAAAAGAGTACTACCACGAGGAGATTTCTAGTGGTATGACGGCAGGTGCGCCGGAATTAGAATACGCACAAAAATGTATGAGAGATGTATCCCATGCAGTCAAACTCTACCGCAACGGAGAGGTAGATGTAGAAGTACTTATCATAAAAGTATTTCAATCGGTAAACGAATTTGATAATATGGATACACCATGTCTACCCAAGTAAGAGATACAATGTATGAAGCGTTACAGTCAGACGCTCCTTACACTCATGGCGATCTATATGGCTACCATTCTGTCAGCGCTATATGGGAGACTAGTCCACGCACGAAGTATCGGTTTGGTATCGAAGCCGAAAAAGAAGATGTGTCTGGCAAACATATCTGCCAGTTGTACCAAGGATGTAGGGACGAATTTCTTCCTAACTCCTGGCGTGCAGAACGTGATGGCTCCTTAGGTATGCATGGATTCGAGCTTATCAGCCCTATCTACAACCTAGCGAATGATGTATACAAGCAACACCTTAGTGAGCCTGTACTAAACTACCTCATCCATTCACCAGTAAACTACCAGTGCGGTGGGCATATTACTATATCGAAACACGATGCTACCCCTCAGTGGTATATCGATAAGGCTGCTCAGATTATCCCGCTGCTGTATGCTTTGTACCCTAAGCGGGCTAAGCGAAGAGGTTACTCTAAGTTCTATACTAAGAACGATTACGCGGAGAGATACAATGCTATCAATCTAGGGCACTCTGATCGCATGGAGATTAGAATCTTCAGTGCTATCAAGAACCTTAAGCAGCTAGAGTGGAGAGTAAAGCTCTTACGTATTCTCTTTACTACAGAGAAGTACGAAGATCTCTCTTGGGATACGATATACAGTGACTTGCTCGATATCAATACCGAGCTTGGGTCTCATATCTATAGCTTGTACAAAAAGAAGTATGGCGAGAAAGTCATGCTTGCTGCTGCATATAGCAAAGCCTTTGCAGTAGAATCAATCGAGTGGAAAGCTTACAGTAAAGTGCGCACTCTAATTCCAACCGGAGTAAGGAACCGACTCATTGTCCAACCAGACCCTACGGTTAAGTCAAATTTAAAACAACTCACTCTCGATGTGTGTGATTATAGTCAAGAAGCAAACCGGGAAGCTTGATCCCTCTATTGCAGCCCAAGCGCTAGCATACAACCCCCACGGTTTTGGTATCCAAACCCTAGACGACGGTAACATCTACCGTACTATGAACATTGCAGAAGCTCAGGACTGGCTACAGTCTGAGCGTCCGTATATCTTCCACTCTCGCCTAACAACAATGGGCGAAACAAATCTGGAGAATACACATCCGGTTCAAGTCAATGAGCACAACTGGCTATTCCATAATGGTACTGTACAAGTACCTCATACATGGGATAGTAAAAAGTCGGACACACGATTTGTAGCAGAGACTCTACGTAAATCTCCATGGCAAACATGGAAGGATATACTGTCTCTAACAGATAGTAGGTTTGCTTACACTCGTATGAGTAAAGCAGGTAAGCTCTACGTAAACCGTATTGGTAACTGGCACGAACGGGATGGGGTATACTATAGTAAACCTAACGTCTTGGATAAGCCGCATCTGATTGCAGTATATGGTACATTACGTAAGGGGTTTGACAACCACCGTCTACTCCAAGACGCCAGGTTACTAGACAGCGGTATTACTATCGAACAGTATGCTATGGTATGTGAAGGCATTCCGTATGTGGCATCAGGTCACAGGGAAGACGCAAGTAATATCGTAGTAGAAGTTTACGCTGTAGACGACAAGACTCTTAAAGAGGTTGACGGTCTAGAGAATCACCCTGACTGGTACAAGCGTAAAGAGGTAGACATCAAGCTAGACAACGGCGTAATTGCTAAAGCTTGGCTATACTTTAATGATACCGTAGATGTAGAAGGTATGCGCTTTTACGATGACTTCGGCAAGTACAGGAAACCGACTACAAGTTCTTTGTATAGAAGCTCTGTGTTTGATGAGGTTGAAGACTACGGAAGCTACCATAACAGTGAAGCCGGGTTCGATTTCATCTGGGATAAAGGCGAGAACATGTGGTTTAATCGTGCGACAGATGATTACCTTACTGACGAAGAATACAAGGAGATCACATCTAAACAACTTACGCTTTTCACATGAGCTATTTTGAAATTAAAGCAGTGAGTAACAGCTCACTGAACTATATTGATCCGGAGAGCGGGGGTAATCCCCGCCTCTTCCGGAAATTCCTTGATGGACAGCTAGAACAGAAGTCATCCAAATCTTTTGAGATTGGCACGCTAATCCATGAAGAGCTGCTAGAACCTGGAAAGCTAGACATTGTACCAGAGAATGTGCCCGGCCCTAAAACCCAGGACATCATTGACTCTTTGTACAATAGGCTCTACAGTAACATTGAAGCAGACGAGGTTCCGATTACTGAGTTAGATTCTATTCAGAACGATACTTGGGAAGCCGTGATTCCAGCCGACTTCTACAAAAGCAATGGACTCCAAACTAAAATCAACCGTATCTTAAAGGACGGCAATGATTATTGGAAGTGTATCTGTACAAGTGCTGGCAAAATGATTGTCGACCCTGCTACCTACCACACCGTTCAAGGCTGTATAGAGTCTATTAAGATGCACGAAGTTGCCAATGAGCTGATCTGTAAAGACGGCTTTGGCAAGTTCGACGAGGCGATGGCTGAGACGGAGATTACGTTTGACTTGGAATGGCCTGCTGAGAATGACCAGCTTATTAACGTTCCTATTAAAGCAAAGGTAGACCGCATCCTATTCGACCATAAGAACAAGACTATTACCCTAGTAGATTTGAAGACTACGGCTAAGGCTCTAGGCAGGTTCGAAGAGACAGTTGGGATGTACCACTACCACCGTCAACTAGCATACTACCGTATGTGTCTAGAGACGGCATACCCTGGGTATGAAGTAACGGAATCTTATATCGTCGCAGTGCAGACCAATAAAGAGTACCCTGCTGAAGTCTTTAAGATTGACGAAAGTTATCTAGTACAGGGTATGAAAGAATACGAAGCACATCTTGACCGGATTGCTTTTCATTTAGCTCGTAATAACTGGGGCAACTCTATGGAGACTCAGATGGGCATGATCCAAAATCTAGTATTTCCCGATGGTGACAACCTATGAACACGCCGTAGGTAAACAATGGGCTAAGCATTTAGATGCTGAATTCGAATCAAAGTATATGCAGACTCTCAAAGAAAAGTTGGGGGTCTGCTATACGTTTGGTACTGTTTACCCTGCTGGCAAGAACATCTTCAGAGCGTACCGAGATACACCTCTGAATGACGCCCGCGTACTTATCCTAGGCCAAGACCCTTATCATGATGGGGTTGCTACTGGTCTAGCCTTTGACGTAGGCGACAGTCCTAAAATCAACCCGTCTTTACGTAACATCCAAAAGGAGATTAAAGGCAGCGTTGGTCCGTTAAAGAAAGAAGGCGGTA